CAAGATGTCGATAACAACGGTATCGGCAATTGTAGGAGTTTCGTTCAGTCGTTTAGTTCCCATAGTTCCCTTTACACATACAAGAAGGATATGCTGATATCAGATGGTCTGATAATCTCATAGAATCTAGTTGTCACCAACTCTCCAGAGTTATCCGGGTCAGAGGTAACGAAGGTAGACTCTATGCTCTTGATCTCCTTGATGTCAGATATCTCCTTAATCAAGTTGGTGTTCTTCAAGTCCTGGTTGTATTCCCAATTATTGAGTGAGAAGAACCGGTTGATCCTCCTCAACACGTTTTCTCTATATTCTAGCTCGAACTTGCGATAGAACTTGTCCAACGTCAAGTCTATCATTACATCGACTTCTACAATTACTCCATCACGTATACAGATAAAATCCGTCAACATCTTCTTCTTGTTGAGTTCTTCGTTGAGCAATACTTTCAGTTCGTTGGATGCTCTGGTAAGATTGTCGTTGCCATCCCTGGCAAGCATGTATATGTCGATGATGTTGCCTGCACAGCCATGATTTCTTAGTACGGCTGTAGACTTGCCAATCTGCCCGCTATAAGGGGTTGCGAACTGGTCAACAAGCGTTTTGTAGTCACTGCCTGAGACCGCCCTGTTCTGCGTTCGCAACCAAAGTGGTAGCTTCCGTCTGATCTCCTCGATTGTGTCGCCATCATAACCAAACTCACCTTTGGTGTAGTTTCTGTAGGTTACAGGGATAGAGAACTTCTTGCCCGGAACTTCTACCTGTCTCTGAGTTTCAATGAATCCTGTTACTATGTTTCCCAGCGTTCCGCCGCCGACTCGATACTGGATACTGATCCTCGATCCTGGGCCTGGAATCAAGCCTGCTCGGTTATTTCCGAAGATCACAAACCCACGCCACTCCGAATCGAACTCAATGCGAAACTCACGGCGAGGCTGGCTATCAGTGAAGTATTCAATCCTGTCCCACAGAATGCCATCTACCTGAACCCTGATGGAATCAGCAATGACAGGCATCTTAGACAACTGGATCGTCTGGCTGACGGCCCCGGTTCCAGTGAAGGTATCGTTGAATGTCCGTCCTTCTAAACCTATGATGCTTTGATTGACCGACGCCCCAGCGGGCAGGATGATGTCTTCGCCAAACTTGGGCTGGTTCTCGGAATCTGCTGGGAATAGTTCGATGGCTGTAGCTATTTGTTCCGAAACCATGTCGATCACAACCGGCGTCTCTATAACCAAGTCGGTATTCTGCGGGTTGATGATCGTGGCGGTCCACAGCGACCTAGCTGAAATTGGAGGCTGTGGAGTGAAGCCAACTAGCTTGGATAGCCTGAATGCGTTCTCTACCTCGGTCACAGTATCAATGAATAGCTCATTCACGATCTGGTCCATTTTGAACGATAGGGTATCTGCCAGGAACGCCCAATTTTCTATGAGCATAACCGCTATCGATGACTCAACAAAGTCATTGAACGTGTTTGGTATCACAGTACCATTAGGGCCAAACCGCTCCTTGGTGAAGTCAACCAGTCTACTCTTCAGAGACCAGAAATCCTGGTTCGTGTAGTTTAGGTTAAACACCTTCTGAGAAGGCGGTAGCTCGGCCTGGGCGTATGGTGTTATTTCAATAGGACAATTTTCTGGCATCATTAACCTCCGACAGCAGAAGAGTTATCGACTGGTAGGTTGATACTGCCAGCCAACGGAACTTCAAGTGCTAGATTTTGTACTTCCTTGATGTTTTCAGGGTCCACAAAGTTGATCTTAATGGAAAGGATATGCTCCTTGCTTCCCTCTTCGTTCGGGTGCAAGTCGTCATCGTCGGCAAAGCCGACCTCCAACTGCTGCACCGTTACCCTCGGCTCCCATGTTTTGATAGAATCGATAATCATCTGGCGAGCCATCATGATTACCGTCTGATCGTTCTGCTCGAACATGAGCTTCCTGAGCGGCGTGCCATACCCAGGAAGCATTACTCGCTCGCCTGGATTAGTCAGCAGAAGCACCAAGAGATCGGACTTGATCTGTTGAACTCCGTTTTGAGTTCTCAAGAGACCTCTTGGATTCTTTGTGATTGGATATGGTGCCCCGAAAAATTTCTCTTTCATCTATATCCTTAGCAAGCCGGTATCGGTGGACACTTGTGGAACGGTATCAACTGCATAATGCTTGCACATCCTGCGTCTGGAGACGCACTGACGAACACTCTATCGCTGATTGTGATACCCTTCGGCGACAAGCATAGTACCGGCCACACGCAGGCCGTACATCCGCCAGTCGGCGTCTTACATCTTGGATCAAGCTCCGTTCCAGCAATTAGAGCAATGATTTCATCAGCAATGAACATATGGTTCTTTGCCATGTTGATGTAGACTTGCTCTGTAATTTCGACGTAAGTATCGGTCACGTATACTATTTTGTTCGACGGGTTCTGTTCTAGATCACCGACGATAGTGAAGTGGTTATCATACGTCATGCATATGTAGTCACCACCAACCTTCAAAAACACGTACCCTGGACCACTTGGCACTTCTTGGAACCGCATGATGTGCGGTCCACGCTCCTCGTTATCATAGTGAGGACAGAAAATCATTATGTGCTGTTGCTCGGTATCCTGCTGGTTGAAGTCATCCTGCATCGTTATCATGAGACCATAACCAGTTCTGATCCTTACATAGCCCTTCTTGGCCTTGTTGATCGGGGCACCGCCCTCTCTACGACATGGGGCACACTGTTCGTTTTCCTCATCCACCATGTCGATGGTGTGGTTCGAGGTAGATTGCATGTGGATGCCACGCATATTACCGGCGACGTTTGGCGGGCAACCTGGGCAGTCCTCAATGCCTACGGTGTGATCGTTTAGCTCGATCTTGTTGCCATTGGCACTGATGATTCTGATGTAGTTCTCTTCTCCTCGAAGCTGTGTTCTTTCTTCCTTGTCATTCATCTCAATGCGGTGCCCGGTCGCCGATACCCAGGCCGTCTTGCCAAGGAATAGATCGGTGCAACCGAAATCGAATGGCCTCATGGCACGCATCCAATCTGGTTCGCCCTTTGGCTCTTCTACCGAGTCGTCCATCCAGAGGGTGTGTCCAGACTGAGACATAAACTGGATACCGCTCTGGCATAGCTCGCAGTGGTTGTTCTGTGGGGTTTGTGGGCCTCTGTAGAAACGACACTCGTTCTCGTGCTTGAAGTACGGATTGGCACACTTTGGCTTCTCGCAAACGCCTGTCTCGCACTTGTCAGCCTCTTCATCCTTTTCAGGACACTTGCTCAAGTCCCCGCCGCCGCAAGCACACTGAGGGTGTGCCCACTGGCCGCATGGCCTCAAGTGGTCGTCCTTCATCATGATGATGTTGCCGGTGATAGATTGCCATTCGGCTCTAGCCCATCTGTGCTTGCACTTCGGGTCGCCGTCTACCAACTTGAAGTGATGCTTGCCGTTGGTCTTGAATCCGTAGACATTTGGGTTGGTGATCTTGTCCTGGGCGTCAGGATCGTCCTCGAAGTCGGTGATCGAGGTAATGTCGAAGCCGTTGTAGTTTTCCGTGTTCCACGGCGGCAATACCTGAGAGCCGTCGTTTGCACCTACAAGGTATCCATTCCTTCGACCCTCCCACAGTTCGTAGTATTCCTGAATCGGGTAGCCCCAATTGTGGTTGCCGTCTGGTCCTCTGTTTCTGTGCCATGTCGTGCCAACATAGAACGGCGTGGCACGAGAACCGTTTTCAAAGAGGATACAGAGGGTGGACCCGGCTGGTGGAACCCAATTGACACCAGAATCATCGAAGCCGCCGAATACCGAGATGGCATCGCACCACGGCAGAGCTTTGATCGGTGTCTCTGGAGTATGGAACAAAGGACTGAAGAAGCGAACACGGTTCTGCTTCCAGGGATCGATGGTGTCGATACACAAGGCCGTGAATAGACCAAACTGCGTCTCGGCCTGTGGCTGTATCTTCCAACGCTTGTTGGTTTCGGAGACAACCATCTTTCTCATGTCATAGCCGAGTTCGGCGAACCGTTCTTCTATAATCATGAGCCTTTCGTTCAGTTCTGCAACTTGATCGACTATACTTTCACTCATCTCTATCACCTTAGCATGTATTGTTGAGTTGGAACGTGCTGCCCGAACCAGGACCACCAAGCGGCTGGTCGAAGTCGATATCGACGCCTGGAGTAGCTAGGAACAGGTTCAGCGTCGTGACGTAAGAGCCTTCTTTGATCGAGTGGCTGACGCCCTTGACCATCCAAGACTTGTTACTCAAGACTTCATTACATTGTGGCTCTGCAAGCCACTCGCAGAATCCGGCAGTTCCACCGCCGACTAGACGAAATGGGTTGATTACCACAATGGCACACGTTGTACCCACAATCAGCTTTAGGTCTACGAAAGGAGGGGATGGATTGCCTTGTATCTTTAGCTCTGCGTTGATCGGCTGTAGACCCTCTGTGTTGACTGAGTTGGCCCGGTCGTGTGCGTTCTGGCCTTCGGCCTGTTGTGCGGCAGCATCCTCACCGAATGTATTTCTAGCCTGATCGGTGACGGCGATACTTTGCTGGACACCGGCTGTACTTGTTGGCCCGCCCTGTACACGGCACCTTCGTACCTGTGACTGCGTTCTACCAGTGACGGCAGCACCGGAGTTACCACCACGAGACATCTTGCCGAATGCGGCGGGCCAATTGATGTTCGGGTTGAAGCTGATGACGTTGCTGAACTTGCCGCCGTTCACAATGAATGTGCCCAGGGTGTGGGCACAAGCCTTGCTCTCGGCACAGCCCGGCATCAAGTCTTCCCAAAATATGACAGTTGGCGTATATCCTGCTGGACCGGCCAGCAACAGACCGCCAGCGGCGGTGTTGTCTACCGTGGGCATGATGCCCTTGTTGCCATCTGTCTTGAATGGTTCGATCCATTTTTGTACACAGGCCAGTTTGTTCTGGTTGTCACACTTCCAAGCCTGACTTGGGTCTGGTTGGAAGTTCCATGTGCTTAGAGAGCCGTCTGGATTCTTTCTATAGAAAGCCGTGATAAATCTAGGCTCTCTATCGTTCATGAACGACTGAATAGCCTGCTTCAAGGGCATCGGGTTGGAGTCCGTACCCACAGTCTCGTTCTCTCTAGCAGTGAAAACCGTCTGCATACCATCAACGGCGGTGATTGTGTACTTCACGATGCCAGAAGAGAAGGCCACGTCGATGTTCAAAGGCAGAAGCGTCACGATGGGCGACGGGTCTACCTGTGGTCCTCCTCGGCAGAAGTCCTTGATCCAACCCCACTGACACTGCAAGACTGTATCGGCAGTGGTTCTTTCAATACACTTGTTGATCTTATCAACGAACTTGTTGAAAGCACCACCTTCTTCATCTACTATCTCAATGGTTGCCTTGTGACCGTTCGACGTGCCGTATTCAAAACTCTTGATGATAGCTGTGTGCGGACTGCCAGGGAATGACTGATTACCAACGGTAATCATCACGCCGTCGCTGCTCGCAAATCTAACTACAACCCACGGTCCTACAACGTGACCCTCAACCGGAAAGTTGACTGGTTCGCATTCAAACCGTGCGGCACATCCAGCTAAAAGAGGCATAGTCGTCCTTACAAAGTAAACACGGTAGAAGGTATTTTGATGGTCAATCCAGCTTTGAACTCAAAGATGTCATCGATGTTGTTGGCCTCCATGACCACCCACCAGAAGTCCACGGTCCCATAAGCTAGTTGGGAAACCTTGTCTGGACGGTACTCGTAACCGGCAGTTATCTCCATGTACCTGTCGGCATTCGAGTCCTTGAAGGTCTTTTTCTTATAGGTTTTGAAAGTGGTCTTGTGCTGATCGCCATAGTAAATCACCTGCGTGTCACTATAGCGACTAGTCACCGGAACCAAATCTCTAGTTCTGATATCACTCAGCAGTATTTTGTTAGCCATTTAGCCTCCAGTTCCCATGATTCGATCCTGCCCAGGTAGGTCAGAACTCGTGTAAACAACCTCCCATGTTGTATCTACGTCGAACTTGTACGGGGTGAATAGATTTTCGTCCCACGGTACGTCAGTCGGGAACTTAACTGAGTATTGTTTCAGAATTACGCACAACTCGTCGTCTGCTAGAAGCCTGCCGCACTTGATTCTGCAAATGGGAGGCGGCAAATAAGGCACGCCCGCCGCACCGTTTCTCGGATAGCAGGCACTAGCCAAAGCCCGTAGTTTCTGTAGATTCTCGGCGGCGTCGAACTGGTCTATAATGAAGAAGTGAAACTGAACCGATATCGAACGGTTCTCAGAATGCGAGTAGGTCTTCATTGGGAAAGACCGACCGATGATCGACTCATCGTTGTAAGACGCACTCTTAGAATCACTAATGTCTGGTAGGTTATTTATCATTATGTTTCCATATCCTGGGATGAAAACATAACACTGCGAGATATTGATTAACCTACCGCCAGGAATTGTTGCCTTGGGCATGTTAGATCACTCCTTATGTGCCTGGGTTCAATACGTTCTTGTTAGCGTTACCGTTGTATCTACCGAACTGCCAATTGCCGTAATCAGATGGGTTCTTTGGCGAAAGGGCCTGGGTTCTTGTAGAACCCGTCATCATGCCGCTCGTGTCTCCAGAGGAGTCACTTGGCTGGAAGATAGCAACAAGCTCCTGCAAATCGTCATGAATGGTAGATAGCATTTCTAGCTGTCTTTCATTTAGATTAGCTATGACTGCCAAATCTTTGTTACCACCGCCGACTTGGGCACCAGCCTGCTCGCTTGCGTACCTTTCTTGCATCTTCTCGTGTTCGTCTGTTATAGACGTGGCCCTGGCCTGCACAGGTTCCGATGCCTGCGGAGATACCGGCTGACCTGATACAACCGCACCCTCGGCGGGTTCGGTTCTTGGACCGAACAAGGATGGCTCTTCTGGGGAAGGAGTAACTCTTGCTGTTGGAATGGATATTGCGTTGGCAGCATCCGCAACCTGATCCTGAATCTGATCCTGAGCCGCAGCCAATTGCTGATTAGCTTGCTGTACGCCCGCCTGCTGGTTGCGTCTCTGCTGTCCCTGTGCCGCCTGACCCTGCTGCAACTGAGCTTCTGGGGCCTGGGCGGTGGTTGAGATTCTAGATAGCTGCTCTCGTAGAGACTGAGCAACCTCTGTTATCTGTGCCGGGATAGTGGCTACAGTAGAGCTAACCTGACTGATCGCTGGCGGAATAGCAGAGACGCTCGTCTGCACGTCGGCGGTCATATTGGTAGCTGAAGCTAGTTGTGCCGCCGTCTGTGCTGCCTGAGACGCACGCTCGGTCTTCTCCTTGGCTTTCTGGGCACCAGAGGATAGAGGCGTGCCGGTAGCGGCATCCGCCATTTTCTGCGGAATGATGTTCACACGCTCTGGGCCATTTTCGCCAACCATGATGAGACGTGGGTTGTTGACCAAGAACTCACCACCCTCGGCGTGAGCCGGGATCGGCACGTTCTGCTGACCAAGAATACCAGCGGTTCTCTGAGCCGTACCCTGTTGCAGAGCTAGTACAGCCTGATCGTTAGCCGTATGCTGGTTTTGGATCATCTGCTCGTACTGGCTGGTTTGTGTACTCGGCTGTCCTGCTGGTCCGGCCTGAGCCTGCTGGTTGGCAGCTACGGCAGCGTCATAAGCCGCCCTGTTGTTCACGTCGGTCTGAACCTGCATGTTCCTCTGGGCCTGTGCCAATGGGTTCAACTGGTTGGCTAGAGGAGCGGTAGCCTGCGGGCCTTGTGCGTGGCCGAACTGAGCCAAGATGTCGTCTTGGCTATAGCCCTGCTGTAGCAACGCCTGCTGAGTCGCAGCATCTACGTTGGCCTGCGGACGATAGTTGTAGCCTGCCCCGGCCTGCCTGATGGCTTCCTCTCCAGAGGACATCGGAGTTTGATTAGCCTGGGCACCCTGTTGTGCTAGTTGTGCATATTGTGCGTCCCCG